AACGAAGGCTTACCGGATTTGGTTCCCCATTTCTCTCGTGTCCAGTTGTCGAGAGATCTCTGTGAAGCTTTCTTAGGCATTAGTAACCGGACCGTTTGCGGATGATCTTCTTAGCCTTCTTCTTAGTAGATGGCTTAGTGTGGCCGTAGCCTTTCTTCTTCATGGCAAGGTGCTGCTCGTAGGTGTTAGCCTTGTAGCCTTTGCCAGACTTATCATACATCATGTGTGGTTTGAATTGTTTCATTAGTCTCTGTATCCTCCTCCGTTTTTCTTGTATCGTGCTGCTAGTAGTTGTGCTTTGCGGGCTGACCACTGGCCAGCTTTACCGCCCTTCGTTCCGGCTTTGATTGAGTTAAACAAACGCTTCCGCATTGTAGGCTTCGTGTAGTTGCCTGCCTCGTTGACACGAGACTTAGACTTCTTGCGTCGGGCTTTCTTAAGTATTTTTTTCTTCTTCATTCAGCCACCCTCTGTTCTACCCGTTCTGCGAACGACGCTTTCTTCTTCGCTTCCTCTTTCAGCAGATTAGAAAGAGCCTCCATTCTTTTTGCTACACCAGACCCAGACTTTTTAGCCTGACGGTATTCCTCGTTGTCTAAAAACTCTTTCGCAGCATCAGCGAACTTACCTTCTCTGATGTTCTGCATCGTCTTTGGGGAACCAGATAGACCACCTCGATAGATCGAAGATATTGCCTCGTCCTGAAGTTCTGGAGAAAGGTCAAAAAACTTGTCTCCGATCATATCATCTTCGATAGCGAGTTTAGCTTTCTCACCAATCGAACCTAACATCATATCCCTAGCGGATTTCTGAGTAATCTCTTTACCAGATAGATCAGCTTTTTTAGCTATACCGCTCTTACCCATCGTGATCTTACCTGTATAATATGAAGATTTCTTATAGGCGTCTAAGCTACCGTCCCCAATTAGGTTTCCATAGCCTATTGTCCACAACCCTTTCGAGTCTTTATAGGGTCTATCGACAAACCCTTCTTTCGGTCCTAACACATCGGCGAGCTTACTGAAGCTGTAGGCTTTCTTATTTGGTTTTACTAATATTGGGTCTGGCATTATTTTAAGCGTTTAAGGATTCGTTCGTAGGCTGGAAAGAAAACTTCGTCGATGCAACGGATACAGGCTTCTTCCTGAAAGCTCTCGCAGAACGAGATGCCAGAGATATGGAAGGAGGCGTGTAACATTTCATGACGTAAGGTTGGTATGATTTCGTGTTCCGGTAGTTTGTTATGTAACTGGATTATTCGTTTCTCGTGTAAATACTGTCCGTAACAATCATCTAACTCAGCCTTTTGAATCTTGATCCGCTGACCAGCGATCATGACTGACTTTAATGATTTCACTTTCTAGACCTGTTCCTTGATTTGCTGAGTAGCCTTAAATTTTTACGTGAGTTGTTTTTCGGATTCCCATCTTTGTGGTCAACGTCTTTTCCTTTGACCCGCTTGCCTAAAAGCTTCTTCATCTTACGGCGTGCGCCGTTACGGCTAGCCCGATTCTTTTTCTGTTCCGGCTTACCTTGGTAGTTGTCGTATTCTTTTCGGTAGTTCCTCATGCGTTGTTAAAGTATTCGACAATCGCTTGCGCGTAAACGTCGGCTAGTAGTGAGTGCTTGCTATCCATTAGTATCCACTCCTTCGGAGAACTGCCGAAGAAAGGCTCGCAGATCACGGCAGGTGGTGGGACGCTCCGCAAGAATCCGGCTCCGCGACCGTCCGGCTCAATCGCCTTTACGCCCCTGTCCTTCTGCACCTTAAAGGTTTCAGACTGGGCTTTGCGGAAACACTCAGCTAAACGGCGACCGTTGTTGCTGGTGTGGTAATGTAAGTATTCGTAGCCCTCTGCTTTCGTGCTTGAGTAGCTATTGAAGTGAAGCTCAATCGCGATGTCGCACTTCTCTTTGCCAACGCTCTGACCTAACCAGTCCATCGCACGGCTGTAGCTCTCTGACGGGTAGTCGTCAAAGACAACCGATTGGATGCCTTGGTGGCGTAGGTGGTTCTGTAAAAGATCAGCGACCTTCTTGTTGTAAGTCCACTCGTCCACACCACCAACAGAGCTTGCGCCTTTGTCGCCTATCCGGCTGTGGCCGACACAAATAGCGACCTTCTTGAGCTTCTTTACCTTCTTGCGTTTAGCCGCTTTAGCCGCTTTGTAGGCGGCTATCAGTTCTAGAATCTTGTCGAGTATTTGGCTTGGCTTCATTTCGCGATAATAATAGCGCGGCGGTAGCTGTAGTCACTGTGAAACTTCTGGCCACTTCCGACGAAGATGCCTTCCTTAAACTGATACTCAGCACCTTCAATTAAGGTCACTGTTGGTGGATCGTAGAGCGCACTTCTGTTCAAAGCGGAGGCGTCGCGATAGCCTCTCGATACGCAGCTTGGCAGCAGGAGAGCCGTCAGCAGCGAGATCGTCGATTTCATCTTCCAGCTCATAAATATAACATCTCCGTTTCCAGTTCAACGTAGCGACATACGCTTTGATTAGCTCAGTGAGCAGCTTAATCACTTGTCCTTAGCCTTGAACACGTTAAGCGCGAGCCAGTCTACAACCTTATACGCCTTACCGATAAAGGTATCATCCTTCGGCGTAGGGGTAAGGGCAGCGATTGCTGACGCGGCTGCGATGATGGCGGTGACAACCCCGAAGAGTTGCTCTTTGTTTTCTAAGATGTAATCAATCATTTCTTACGATTTTTGAATTTTTCAAATGCCGTTATAGCAGAGAGGACGGCAATTATCAAGCCGAGAAAAGTCGAGAGGAGTTGGATGCCCATATCCAGATCTTCCGGTAAAGTTGACATGAAAGCGATAGCAGATCCAACGATACCGGATATAGGGTGCGTGATGTGTTGAAACATTAGAGTTCAGTAGGTGCTGGTTTTAATGATAAGAATGTCTGTTCGGTGAGTTCCTCGATAGATCCGGCTTCAAGTGGGCCTTCTAGCATCTGGTCGTCGGCTTCAGTGAACCGCCAGCAGTCAATCGCGATGAGCTTGCCGGAACCATCAGTAGCGTCAGAGAGCTGTTCGACCGGAGGCAATCCGGTTAAAGTCGTTCCTTGCTTATTGGGGTAACCACGAGACTGGTCTACTCCGGCTGCGAGGGCGGTGTAGACATCTGGCTGACATACATAATACCGAAAGCCAGTATCGGCCCTCGACTGTTCAATCTCTGTAAGTGGTTGTTCTTCGTCCATTATTAAGGTTCTACAAATTCTAGTATATCATCTAACTCGTCGATTGCCTCAAGGTCTTCTTCGACAGGTGGCTCCCACTGTAGTCGTTGTAGGTAGGTCTCAAGGTTGATTTCCTCAATGCCGTCTAACTCAAAGTCGTCGGATGGGAGAATACCGGATTTCTTGACGCAGTAAAGGCGGTCTGAGCCAGTCTCTGGGTCTAAGAACAAGTCAGCCCATACGGCTAACCACCTGTCAGTGCCTTCACCATCTGGTAGGTTGCGGGCTGTGTTACCAGCAGCGGTCAGCGTGTCGTAAGAAGCCTCATTGCTGAAGCGGAAGAATCGATGAGTTTCGTCGTTCATTATGGTTCGATTAGTGGGTAAAAGTCTGAAATGTCTTCAACGGTTGGAGCGTCGAGTGATTCGCCGTTTTCATCAACGCCTTCGATAAGCGGGTAGGAAGGATGTTTAAGCATCGCCCACTTGTCGCCGTTTTGGTGTTCGATGATGGACGCCCAGCCCTGAACGATGACGCCATCGTAGCCCTCACCTTCGATAATCTTTTGGTGATATGCTTCAAGCTCGGCTTTTGTTTCGGTGACGTAATACATTAACTATAGATGGTGAAATGAGAGTTCATATTGGTCTCAATCGCAGTGCGGTTTGCGCTTTGGTCGGTGTTGAAGAATATCATCTCTTGGAGTTTCCCTGTGTAGCTGTTTGAGGAGTTAATGTAGTTACCGAAGTTCATTGCTTCATTTTGCCATCTGCTGTCGAGTGTCTCAGCCCCTTGGTGAACAACGAGTTTCTGACCGCCAGAGGTAGCTGTGTAAATATCACCC